GCCAAGTGCATCTCCCGTGGGTGTTTTAAGCCCACACTCCCTCTACATGTGATCAGTTAACACCTGATCCATTGGAGAGGGGGATGTCTCTGACATCTCCCACTAGGCTGGATACCCAGCTCCGGTTATTCACCAGGAGTCTAGGTTCTTGCCCATGGCCCCCCCGAAGGGGGACCTCCACCCAAGCTTGATGCTGACGGACTTGGGGCGTCCATAACGCTCCAGGTGCTCATCATTGACGCTTGGCACAAGGTGGTTGATATCACAACCCTGATTTTGGTCAGAGTTGCGACCACCCTGAGCGCCGATGGCGAAGGACCCGATTAAGGGTTCCTTTCGCAAGAGGCACTTGGTAAGGGCTCCGACCCCCGACAATATATCGTTCGGGGACTTGGAACGCTCGACATACCCCTTGGTTAGAGGGGAGAGCGTATTCGGGTCAAGGCGCTGGTAATTATAACCCAGCACCGATTCCCTGCCCAAGAGTGGGGAGGATGGAGTGACATTTGGGAACTCATGGATGAGTTTCCTGATGTAACTATCCATCCATGCAGTCGTCTTCCACAGACCTGCTTTATAAGCCAGGTTCCGGAAAGCGACAGCACTGATCACTCCACTCGCATTATGCCGTTGTGTTGGGAGAACTTGACGGACTCGGACTATTCCAACGTCCTCGCCGTCATAGTACTCTTTTCCGCAAGACTCCCTGAACCTTCCGGTCCAGAAAGACTTGCCAGCATTTACCTGAAAACCAAAGTTTTCAAGTTCGCTGACAACGGACAGCACATGTTCCCTGGGGACAATGATATCATCCCCAAAGACACGCACCCGCTCGGAGTATAGCTTGATCAGCTTCTTCCGAGAAAGCGGTGTGCCCAGCTCTCGTTGGATCCCGACGAAAATCACGGTCAAGAAGACCATGGCTTCGATAGGGAAACACAGAGCTGAACCCATAGACGCGAACTTGGCGAAACGGATAATACCGTGGCCAGGTACATCAGCCTTCCTAGACCTCGAAGCCTGAACGGCCGCCGACAAAAGCGGCCAATCCTGCAACATGGCTAGTACATGCTGATTCGAAACGCGGTCTGAAGCCTCACTCAAATCGAGTGTGGCGAGGTCCCCGCTGAGGGACCCCTCACGAGCCATTTGCTGATTAAGCGTCTGGTCCGTGATTCCTACCATGCGCGTGAGGATACCATCCTCCTGTAGCGCACTTAGGATCGCGCGATAGAGACCCTGTTGCAAATACTGCATTGCGACAGGCTCAATCGCGATAATCCGGGGCGTTTTGAGCGTTTTAGGCACTGCGCAAACCCTTACGGGAAGCTCAGCGCCGGGTTCGAGAAAGTGAGGCCGCGCACCCTCTTCACCACGAAAATGGTGATTTGGGAGCACGTACGAATCGAAAGGAAAGATTCCCTCGAGACGTGCGGGCCAGGTTTGCTGTAGGTATTTCGCATTCGCGGATACCTTTTCAGCAACAGCGCCTGGGCCATGCTTGGGGATAATACGTCCCCAGTAGACATCTCTGTCCACCTTGGAGAATAAATCTCCAAAGAGCATTGCACTCATCCGCTGGAATTCGTCCATATAGGACGGGTCCAGACGGGCGTCTGCAGCCCTCACTTCCTGCTCACATGCAACGTACTCCGACATCGCCACCCTCTCTCGAGCTTCGCTTACGACCTTACGGCCGTTTTGCGGGCTTGAGGACACCATTACTGGGTCCTCGGGGAGGGCGATCTTGCCGAACATCAGTGTTAGCTGACGCAAGGCATAGATTGTCTCGGTGTCGGGCTCGTTACAGAGCACGCCACTACTAGGGTCGAACACACGACCGAGGAAACCTGACAGAAATGCCGGGAGACCTCTATGGCTGCCCTTGCCTGTTTTAAAGGCAGGACAGTCTGATGGGTCGACGAACCCCTGGTCAAGCCATTTTTCGATGGCCTTTCCAAGGGACGCCAGGGTTATCGCCAAAAACGACAACCCCTCGTGTTCAACCCGACTCGCGACAGTTTTTATATCGCGAGTGGCGCTAGTGCAGCATCGTACAGCTAGTTCTTCCGCTGTACAGGACCAGAGAGACGTTAGGCTTTTCACGGTTCCTCCTTATTATAGGGGGTTTACCGATCCTTAGCCTATGACTCGGCGGGTCTACCGACCAACCGTCCAGGTGTTTATGCCTGGTACTTGACGATCGGAGGCAGCCCTTCCGGATAGACTTCCTTCAGGAAGTCCATTTCCGTTTTGAGCACCTTCTCTCGCCAGACCCAGATCTCCTGGGCCTTGCGCCGGTTCTTGAACGAATCGAACAGGAACCAGTAGCAAGTTGAGTCGGCAATTATCCTCCAGATGGAATCTGGATGGAAGCCGACCCAGGTGATAGCTTCAGGGAAAGTCATTCCACGACGACCGTCTTTGCGGTCGAAGTGGTAACCTTCCATGTAGCGTACCACCCTTCGGAGGTCCGAGTAGGACACTCCTTCAGGTAGTTTGTTCATTAAAAACAGCTGCCTTCCTTGCGGGTTTAACCGCAATGGGGAGTGTCCCCGGTTAGTTGAATAGAATTCCGCCCAACCCGGTTTGGCCGATACAAGGTCGCTAAGCCTCATCCGCGCACTGCGGCAGAGGCGAGTCGACCTTAACGGTTATTCGGGATGTTGTTTCGCTCACTCACTGCTCCGGCTGCTTAAATGCAGTCGGTATTCCGAAGCAGGAGAGCATCACCAGCAAGGCACACAACATCAACTAGAAAGATGAGGATGACCACCGTCACTTTCGTGACAAGGGACACCCCATCCTTTTTGTCGGTGCTACGCCGCCCAGTTGTTAACCTGGACGGCCGATGCCGGTTCACCTCGATGCGCCTGTCGGCGTCATCAGGGTAATCGGCCATGCCCTTGCTACCTGACCGCCACAAAGCTGGAAAGGAGTCTCACGACTCCCCACCAAGCAATTTGGTGATCAGCAGGTTCGAAGAGGCTGTGATCTGGGTGTTGAAGCCCACAAACACAGCCAATGCCTCGGCAGCCGTGTAGGCCGTCGGATCCAGGTCGAAGACGATGTAATATGACATCGAAACCTTCCTGTTTTCCGCTGGCTTAAACGGATCTGCCGTGACCTTCGAGGTGTTGACTCGCAGCGTCCTCCGAGTCCGCTTGCCATACTTATGGCTTGCGAACATCTGGAGGAGACCATCTGCGCTGGTATACTCGGATTCGTCATCCCCCACCCCGGTACGGGGCAGGGAGACGGCCGAGGCCGGCGCAATGGTCAATGTCTGAGGGTCAGCGAATGACATAGGCGTCTCTCCTAGGAGCCAGCATTACCGAGCTGGACATCCCATTGGCGTTTTAACGCAGGGCAACACCCTGCAGTCAGCTCCGTGAAATACCGAGAGCTGCCGCAATGGCCAACTGGATGGGTGTGAGACCCGCCCAGGTAAGGCCGAACCCAAAGGGATTTGCCTTCCTTCTGACCTTCGTCTCAGTGACGAAAGCCATGGGAAGGGGCGTGGGAGCACCGGCATAACCGTTGCCCCCCGTCCACGTATAGGTCTCACGGACATAACTATGTTCCATGATATACCCATAGTGCAAAACCAAGCCGTCGACCATCCAACTCGTGAGATTCGAAATGACATCTCCCGCGTTGGTAAACCAGTCTACGGCCCAGCTCCAGGGCGTAAGGTTCCAGATCACATCGGGTGTGAGCGATAGGCCGAGAGTTTTCCTGGCCATCGCAGCCGAACGTGCCATCGACCCAAAGACGTTTCCGTCTGAAGGAAGATAGTACGTGAAGGCTCCTGAGAACCACCGGCGTCGGAAGGTTGTAACCTCCCGAACGCACCGCCCTAGGTCAGGACTATTAAACGGTGATGCCGAGAATATCGGCAAGAAGGGCCTTGTTCGGCCCGTCAACACCGTCGACATAGTCGTGACCTCCGATGGGAAATTCCACCGTCGTCTAACCACCTTACCGCTGTCTCGTTGGTACTGGCGCATAATAGCGTCAGCTGAGACAATGGCATAGGCCGCATCGCCGATTTCTCGGCCAAGCGGTGCTAGCCCGAACTGGTAATTCAGAAACTCGTCTGCCCCGGTTTTCCGGAGCTCGCGGGTCCTGTCTTTCCATAGGGCCGCCCCAATCATCTTGGGGATCCCCTCTCGCACAGTTTCGGCGAGAGCGGTAGCAACGTCAGCGACTGGATTCGTGGGTTTACACGCTGCAACGGCCTTTGCCCCCCAAGCATTTAGCACAGCATTACTGCTGGCATTGCTTGAAGGGTAAGACTGAGGTAGCGTATATGGGAGAATTGGACCAACACGTATAATCCGCCTTATTGTTAGCGGAGAAACGTTGGTGGTCTGTTCCGCCGATAGCTGGACCCGCGGGGCGTTTTTAATGCCCTCGGTGTACCTGCGCACGGACAGGAACTCCCCCCCGATATCCCCTGTGAAGAAGCCCGGTTTACGGGTCTTCCACCCAGGGTGGTTTTCCGACTCAGTAACCTGAGTCTCCGTTAGATCCGGTTCATTAAGGAAGTCAAATCCCGGTCCTACTGGGAGAGGACTGCCTTTGACCGGTTCACTCCACCACTTGATCGCCTTCGTTTTACACGGAGACGATCTTCGTTTGGTGGTTTTCACGGACATCAGCTCCTTAGGTCCAAGGAGGTATTACTCCTCCTTATTCTCACCCAACAACCACGGTGATGTCAGCCAGCGTCGGCTCCCGAGCCCCAGTTTTACCTGGGGTCCGGAAGCTTAGGCGCGGGCCTAGTCACCTAAGTCATAGGGTGGGAGGATGTTGCACTGCGCTCAGGGCCCCTTCGGGGGCCC